CGCCACGGTGCCAGGAGTGCGCCGGCGGCCTGGTGGTCTCTGACACCTGCGACGAGTGCGGTGAGCGGCACTGCTCTAGCTGCGAGCCCTGCGAGAGCCCTGCGATCGGGAGGCTGCCGTGATCGGGGAAACCAACCTGACCGGGATCGGCCACTGCGTAGTCGCGTTGCTCAAGGAGGCGGGGGTGTTCATCGAGGCGGACCAAGCCATCCATAAGAGGACCGCTCGATGATCCGCTGGGTGTGGGGCTGGGTGCGTTGCCTGGCCTGGGGATTCTTTCGCACGTTCAACTGACTGGAGGGAACCGTGAACGCCAAGCCCCGTAAAACCCTGGCCCCGTACCTGGAGCTGGTGGGCGACCAGCTTTCGCGCGTGAGATGCGAGGAGCTGGACTCCGTACTGCTGCGAGCGTTGGAGCTGATCGAGGAGCGCGAAGGATGGCGCATGGCCGCGGATTTCGCGCTCAAGCTGACCAGACCGAAGGTCCTCGATGATGACTACTAGCATGCAAGTCCTCCGCAAGGTCGTCGGCCGACTCCTCTGCGTTATCGGCGAGCACGACTGGACGTCGTTGGCGATGGAAGGGCGTGGTGTCCCGAGGCACCTTCATCCAGAGCCGAGAGACGGGATCGACGAGATCCTTCGGAAGTTCCGCGAGTACGCGACCATGTACTGCCGCCGGTGCGGAACTCCTTCGAGGTTCACGCTATGATCCTGCGCTCCGCCATGCATGTCGACTTCCTGGTGATGCTGGCGCTGTTCGGGACGCTGTGGCTGCTCGACGCACCAGCGTGGTCGCATGTGCTTCTGTTCGCTATCTGGACACGGCCGTCTCGGTTCGAGTCCCTGTCGGTCCACGGCGACTTGATCGGCCACGTCCTGCAGGCGGCGAGGAGGCGCGAGGTAGAGTGACCCAATGCCTCGAGTCGTTAAGAGCTGGCAGCGGCGGCTCAAGCGATCCTGCTGGCTCCGCTCTTTCTCGGCTGGCGTGCGCCGTCTTGCGCGTCGCGCTGACCGTCGACGGGCTGCGCAACGCCTCCGAAACCTACTGCAAGATCATCGCGCGGTTCAGGGAGACAGGCTTGCTGACATTGAAGAAGAACCGCGGCACACCAACAGCGAGATCCCAAAAGAGAGGGAGCATCCCCTAAAGTCCTGCTCGGCGGGCTGCCGAAGGTGTTCGTGCCGGGCGAGGAATGAGCCTCGCCCCAACCACAACGGAGCCTTCGATGCACGCAGATCCGAGCCAGCAGATCAACGCCCTCTTCACGACCTGGACCGGCGATCTTTGGCGCGCCTACGAGCGCGCAAAGACCGACCACGAGCGCCGGGCGCGCGGTGGCGACCGGACCCTTGAGCGCACCCTGGAGGTGCTCTCCGCGACGATCGGCCGCCTGCGGGATGAGACCCGCGAAACCCTGGAGGGGATCGACTCTCCGCTCACAGCATGACCGGCATGGGCTAGATCCCCGACGGGCAGTCTGTGGCGCCGCTCCCGCGCAAAAGTGCTGGGGCGGCGCTTTTTGTTGGCTTTTTGTCCAGTCGCTTGGTAGCATTCACTCCGTCACGGGCCCTCGCGGCGAACCTCATGCTTGGGTCCCAAAGCAAGCCAACCCCAACGGAGACCGACAGACATGGCGAAGAACGCGCCCCCGCGTCTCGTCGCGCTGGCCGCCGCGCTACAGGCGGCCAAGCGGGACGAGGACGCAGCGAAGCAGAAGCGTGTCGATGCGGAGCGAGAGATCCTCTCGCTGCTCGACTTCAAGCTGCCCGAAGGGCAGGAGACCTACGAGGTCACCACGCCGGCTGGGTCCACGGCTAAGGTCGTGGTCAAGCAGCCGGTCAGCACGTCGTTTGACGGAGATCGCTGGCCGGAGGTGAGGAAGCACGTCTCGGCCGCGGCCCGCAAGGCTGTCCGGATCGAGTACAGGCTGGACACCAAGGAGGCGCGCGCGCTGCAGGATGACGATTCCCAGCACGACTCCTGGCTGCGCCTGGCGGCGCTGATCACCCGCAAGCCCGGGAAGGTTCAGATCGACCTCAAGAACGTCCTGGTCGAGATCGGGGAGGACCTGGAGGAGGAGCTGTCGAGCGCGGCCCCCGAAGATGGGGGACGCTGATGTCCATCTCCCTCTCGAGCATCGCAACAGGGCAGCGACTCAAGGCTCCCAAGATCACGCTCTACGGCGTGGGCGGGATAGGGAAGACGACCTTCGCGGCCAGCGCGCCGAACCCTATCTACATCTTCACCGAGGAGGGACAGGGGCGGCTCGACGTACCCCGTTTCGAGCCGCAGCCGGACAAGCCGGTGGTGCAGTCCTGGGAGCAGATCATGGACTGCGTCTACGCCCTCCACGAGCAGGAGCACAGCTACCAGACGGTCGTGCTCGACACGCTCGACTTCGCCGAGCCGATGCTGTGGCGCTACACCGCCGCGAAGCACAACCAGGACAACATCGAGTCCTTCGGGTACGGGAAAGGCTACCTCCATGCTTGCGACGAGGCGCGTATGCTCCTCCAGTGGCTGGACGCGCTTCGCAACGACAAGGGGATGGCAGTCGTGCTGCTTGCCCACTCAGACACCAAGAAGTACGATGCTCCTGACCACGAGCCGTACGATCGCTACAAGCTGAGGCTGCACGACCGGCTGGCCAACCTGGTCCACGACTGGTCGGACGCGATGCTCTTCGCCAACTGGCGCGTCCACGTCGTGAAGGACGTGCAGGGGAGCGGTAAGTCGAAGAAGGAGACGGCGCGCGGCGTCGGGACCGGCGAGCGCGTCATGTTCACCGAGGAGCGGCCGGCGTGGTGGGCGAAGAACCGCTACGGCCTACCGTTCGAGATGCCGTTGTCCTGGCAAGCGCTCCAGGAAGGCATCGCCGCGGGCGCGACGCCGCCGGCGACCACAAAACCGAAGCAAGAGGACCAATCAAATGCCTGAGATCGGATCATTCGACGCGAGCCAACACGATCCCTCGCAAGCCTTCGACCCCATGCCGCCCGGGTGGTACGCCATGAAGATGGTGTCCAGCGAGGTCCGCGACGCCAAGTCGAGCGGGAACAAGTACCTGTGGTGCGAGTTCGAGGTCCTCGAGCAGTACCACCCGGGCCTCAAGGGACGGAAGGCTTGGGCGCGACTGAACCTCTGGAACTCGAACGCCCAGGCCGTCGACATCGCACAGCGCGATCTGAGCGCCATCTGCCGCGCGGTCGGCCAGATGGTCGTGACCAACAGCGACGCGCTCCATCACAAGCCGCTGGCAGTCAAGCTGAAGGTTCGGCAGCAGGACGGATACGAGCCCTCCAACGAGATCAGCGGCTTCGACGGGCTCGCGGGTCGCTTCGAGACGGGAGGGCAACAGCCCAGGACGCCGGCACCGGCGACCGCGCACGCTCCGGGCCAGCCGCCCGCGAGCAAGACCCCCCCCTGGCAGAGGTAGCCGTGGCGGAACTTCCCGCACGACACCAGCGCACCGTCGCCGCGATCTTCGAGCGTTACGAGCGCGTAGCGGACGACTGGCGCAGGCCCCACCTCGGGGCCTCGCTGGTCGGCCGGAAGTGCTCCCGCGAGCTGTGGTACATTTTCCGCTGGGCCGTCGCGCCCAGCTTCGACGGCCGGCTGCTGCGGCTGTTCGAACGAGGGAACCGCGAGGAGGAGTGGCTGGCGGAGGACCTGCGCGCAATCGGAATCGAGCTCCACACCACGGACGAGAGCGGCCGGCAGTACCGCGTCGAGTACTGGAACGGACACTTCGGAGGGTCGTGCGACGGCATAGGGCTCGGGTTCCCCGAGGCGCCGAAGACCTGGCACCTGTTCGAGGCCAAGACCTCGAACGAGCGCAGGTTCAGAGAGCTTCAGTCGAAGGGCGTCAAGGACGCCAAGCCAGAGCACTACGCCCAGATGCAGGTCTACATGCACGGCCTGAAGCTGAAGCGTGCCTTCTACGTCTGCGTCTGCAAGAACGACGACCAGATATACACCGAACGCCTCCACTACGTGGAGGCCGAGGCCCAGGCCCTCGTGGCGAAGGCCGGCACGGTGATCGCGTCCAATGGTCCCCTGAGCCGGATCAGCGAGGACCCGACCTGGTTCGGCTGTCGCTTCTGCGACGCGCGGCCGATCTGCCACCTGGAGGATGTAGGGAAGCTTGAGCGGAACTGCCGGACGTGCCTGTCCTCGACGCCGCAGCAGGAGGGCGGATGGTACTGCGACGTGCACCAGAAGCGCCTGAGCGTCGACGAGCAGCGCGATGGTTGCGAGCAGCACCTGTTCATCCCGTCGCTCCTTCCCTGGGATCCGGTGGGCGGGGACGAGAACGCGCGGTCGGTGACGTACCAGATGCCGGACGGCCGCACGGTCGTCGACCGAGAGCGATCCCTCGAGATCCCGTCATGAGCAACGTGGAGGAGTACCGCGCGGCCGTCCAGGCGTGCGTACTGGCCGCGAGCATCCTCGCGCCGTACGACGTACCGAGGCTCCTTCGCGCGATCGACCACGCGGACGCGGTCGGACCCATTCTGAACCCAACGCTCTGGATCCAAAAGCAGGGAGCGATGGGAGAGGACCGCGAGGTGCTAGAGGCCGCGTTGCCGCTGTGGCGGCTGACCAAGAAGCTGTCGAAGATGCCCGCCTGTCCTCTCGGCGAGTGCGACGGGAGCGGCATCGCCAACAATCCGACCCGGGCGTGTGCCCACCTGGACCCGAATTGGAAAGGAAAGTAAACTATGGCTGACAGATCCATTGCAGATGCAATCGAAAACACGCTTTCGTCCCCGGCCGTTCTCGACAGCAACTTGGAGGACGCCAATGTCGTTGACGCGCTTTATTCGATAGCGCGCGCTCTCCGTGCAGCAGGACAGGCGATTACCCCAGACGCACTTCCGGGGACCGACAGTTTCGGAGGCCGTGTGGGGTCTCTCACTGAAGCCGTTATGGGAGTGACTGCTGGCCTCCATTCCGTGTCGAGCGCCATCGATGGGCTTGCAGAAGCCGTTGCATCAAAGTGAGCCCGATCCGCCCCGAGATGCGCGACAAGTACCCGCTAAACTGGAAGGCAATATCGGACCGGATCCGGTTCGAACGCGCCGGCGGCCAGTGCGAGTGCGCGGGCGAGTGCGGAGCCAATCACTACCGTCGCGTGCAGGAGGTCCAGTGCCGCGATGGTCGTCCAGGGGTTCAGTACGGCGACCGTCGGTGCACATCGTTTCACGGACGATCATCACCGCAAACAGGCTCGAAGGTCGTGCTCACGGTCGCGCACCTAGACCACGATCCCACCAACTGCTCGGACGACAACCTGCGGGCGATGTGCCAGCGGTGCCACCTAACCTACGACCGAGACCACCACGCCGAGACGAGGAAGGGAAGGAGGCCATGACGACGTACCTAGAAGAACGGCAGGCGGTGATCGCGAGGATGACCGTCCCGATCACCAGGGGCCGCGCCTGCGGCGACTGCAGCGCGTGCTGCGAGGTCATGGCGGTGCCGGACCTCTGGCCTCAAGGGAAGCCGGCGTGGACGCCGTGCCCGCAGCTCACTGAGCCCGGTCGCTGCGGGTGCTACGACTCGAGGCCGGCATCCTGCCGGAACTACACCTGCGGGTGGCTCGACGGGATCGGGGAGGAGGAGCACCGGCCGGACCGCTCCGGCGTCGTGATCAACGCGCAGGGCGGGCCGGGCTGGGAGGACTTCGTCCGGCTCGCCTGCGGGCGTCGCTCGAACGCGGGCGTGCTCGTGTTCCGCGAGGTGTGGCCTGGAGCCGCGGAGGAACCCGGCCCCGCTGGCCTGCTCGGGACGCTCATCTGCTCCGGCGTCCCGGTCGCCGTGCTGCGCGAGGACCGGACCGTCGCGGTCAACGGGCCGGCGACGCACGGATGGCAAGAGGCTCGATGGGTCGACGGGGCGAGGAAGTGACGGTCCAGCTCAGGGACTACCAGGAGGACTGCGTCGCGGCACACTGGTCCTTCTTCGAGGAGAACCCCACGGGCAACCCGCTGTTTGTGGTGCCGACCGCCGGAGGCAAGAGCCACATCATCGCGGAGTTCCTGCGACGCGCGATCGCGGCCTGGCCCAAGACGCGCGCGCTGATGCTGACCCACGTCAAGGAGCTGATCGAGCAGAACCACGACAAGATGGTCCAGCACATGGGGGCCTTCGCTCCGGTCGGGATCTACTCGGCCGGCATCGGCCGGCGCGACGTGCACGACCAGATCCTGTGCGCCGGCATCCAGTCGATGTACCAGCGCGCCGAGGAGCTCGGACCCTTCGACCTGGTGCTGGTGGATGAAAGCCACCTCATTCCCAAGCGTGGGCACGGCCGCTACCGAACCTACCTCGCGGCGCTGCGCGAGATCAACCCGAACGTCAGGGTGATCGGGTACACGGCCACGCCCTACCGCCTGGACGGCGGCTACCTGCACAGGGGCGCCGACAGCCTGTTCACGGACGTGGCCTACGAGATCACCATCGAACGGCTCGTCGAGAACGATCCCCCGTACCTCTCCCGGCTCGTGGCGAAGCAACCGATGGCTGGATTGATCGACACCGCCGGAGTGCGTACCTCGACGGGCGACTTCAAGAGAGATGAGCTCGAGGCTGCGGCGCTGGCCTCCGAGGTGGAGGCGGCGGTCGACGAGATGATCCGCTTCGCCGCGGAGCAAGGTCGTCGGCACTGGCTGGTCTTCGCCTGCGGGGTCGACCACGCCAGGCGGGTGTGCGCGGCGCTCTCGGGACGGGGGGTCACCAACAGACTGGTCATCGGCACGACCAAGAAGGCCGAGCGCGAGGTGGTCATCGACGGGTTCAAGCGCGGCGTGTTCACGTGCCTCGTGAACGTCGGCGTTCTTACCACCGGCTTCGACGCGCCGCTGGTGGACCTACTCGGCTTGATGCGACCGACGCAGTCGACCGGGCTGTACGTTCAGATCATGGGCCGCGGCATGCGAATCTCGCCCGGCAAGCCGGACTGCCTGGTGCTCGACTACGGCGGCAACGTCGAGCGTCACGGGCCCGTCAACCGTGTGCGTCCGAAGAAGAAGGGCGAGGGCGAAACGCTGGTCGTGAAGGTCTGCCCGGCGTGCCAGTCCTACGTGATGGCCGCGGTGCGCACCTGCCCCGACTGCGGCTACGAGTTCCCCGCGCCCGAGTCCGGCAACGGGCTGCACGACCCCACCGCGAGTGTGCTCGCGCCGATGGACTTCGAACCGCCGAAGCCGGTGCGCATCGAGGTGCGCGACGTCTACTACCGGGTCCACGAGAAGGCAGGGAAGCCACCCTCCCTGCGCGTCGACTACCTGTGCGGCATGAGGACTATCAGCGAGTGGGTCTGCCTGCAACACAGCGGTTACGCCCGCCGCAAGGCGACGAGGTGGTGGACCGAACACTCGTTCGATCCGTACCGGCCGACACCGGCGACGGTGGCCGAGGCAATCGAGATGGTTCACGAGCTGCGAACGCCCGAAGAGATCGAGGTGGTTCCTGATGGTAAATATGAAAATGTGGCTCGGTGCTTCTGGGCCAAATCTCCCTCCCCGACTGACCGAGGGACAGAAGGACTTGGCGAGGAGGGCCGTGGCGCACGGACTTCAGCACGCCGTTGAGCGCGGCGACGTCTGGACCCAGCTCTTCGCTGGGTTCGTGCTCGAGTCGGTCCAGCGCGCTCTAGACGAGTACCCGACCGACCGGAGCTGTCACACATGCGACTACGAGAACGCGGGTACCTGCCGCAACAACGACCACGCAGAGATCCCGCCGGAGTTCATGGACCAGGGGTGTCCTTCCTGGAAGGACGATGGAGCGCCGTTCTGATGCCTACCTATGACCCGACCGATCATGAGGACGCGCGCGAGGATAGATCTATGCGCGTAACTGGAAACCGCG